GCCTTGACAAGGTAATGTCAGAATATCAAAACCGTCAAACAAAGATAAGTAATACAAATTCTGTAGTGGAGGAATAATACAGATGAGTATTACTGTTATTCATGAAGTATGGCGCGCTATAAAGGGCGAGATCGATGGATCCAATCTTTCTTATGCTGCTGAGAGTCTTGTAGATGTTCTCATTCAAAATGATTATGAGGCAGCGGATATTAAAGCAGAGTTTCGTAAAGATAGTGATGTGATGGATGCTGTAAAAGCATTTGTTGCTTCACAGGAAGAAGAGGAAGAAGATTACGAGGAAGAGGAAGAAGAAGAGGATTATGACGATAATTGGTGATGAATGAACTGGTATACCAGAATCACAACTGATTTAAGTGTGATCCCTGACTTCATAAGTCATTATGAAGCAGAACTTATACAGGCAAAATATGATTGTAGGGTGGGTGGAAAGGTAGAGAAAAATATCTCAAACCTACCCGGTATCACAGAACAGCGTTTTAATCAACTACAAGAGATTGAGGCTGTTTTAAACTATCTTAATATCCAATTACGCAAGCTTAGGCGTAAATACTTTCAGAAGTATCTTGAGGGATACAACCGCGCACTTACAAGCCGTGATGCTGAAAAGTACGTAGATGGTGAAGACGAAGTTATCGATTTTGAAGTATTGATTAACGAGGTAGCACTCTTGCGTAACAAGTGGTTGGGCATCATGAAAGGTCTTGATAGCAAGCAATGGCAGTTAGGACACATCGTTAGATTGCGTACTGCCGGTATGGAAGACGTAACGGTCTCCTGATGAAAAGAGATATCATACATCTCATCATTTCCTACCTAAATTCTCACAATAGTTATCTGGATGATAAAGTTCGCTTTATCACAGGAGAACAATATACTTGCGTAACCTGTACCTATCACGGCATGGATGTAGAGATATGTGTATATAATGATACATTCATTAAAATCAAGGTCGACAACTTACCTTTAGCTATATGTGACGGTATTAAAAGTTTTAGAAAAGAATTTGATAGATTATACGTATTGAGGCATCAATGGTAAGAGAAAAGTTACAAACCATATTGACTATCATCGAAAATCTCCCATTAGAAACACTGCAAAAAATACCAGAGTTAGAACATATAGTACCCCATTTATATAAAGCATTAGAGATCGAAGATGTGTGCGACCACAAATATACGAATGGGATTTGTATTTGCGGGGCAACAAAAACATAAATTAGTTTATGCATAAAGGTCATATAAACATAGATTTCGTCACAGAAGAGATGTTATCCATCACTCAGTTCCATACTCATAATCATGTAAGATGGTGCGGTGGCTTTTGGAAAGAGCAAGGGGTTCCCGTACCCGACTTTCCATATGAGGCTCCGTGGGTACATCAGTCTTTTGATCAGGACTGTCCTTATTGGGCTCATAAGATAAAATCTATGTTTGATGATGTATTAGAACATTCTACCGTGACAATAAATCTAATGAAACCGGGTAGATATATTCCTCCTCACAAAGATTTATTTTTTAAACTGTTACAGAATGCTCCTGAACATATAGTAAAATCTAATCTAGAACCTGTACGCATAAATGTATTTTTACAAGATCATCATATAGGGCATATTTATGAGATGAACGGTGAGACATGGTTAGATTATAAAAAAGGTGATTATACAGTGATAAAAAAGGGAATACCTCATTGTGTTATCAATATTGGCTACATGCCTAGATATACTTTACAAGTTTCGGGATTTGCTAAACCAGAGACCTTTACATGATACCACGTGTCATGCCTAGTTTAAATGCCTTACCCTATGGCGGCGCATATGCTATAACAGATCCTGAGGTTACAAGAGATATTTACCACGCTATTAAAGAATGTGCAGATGAAGATATCTTAAACAATAAATCTATCGCAGAAGATTTTTTGCATCAATATAAGAGTTGGATAGTCGATAGCAAACTTAACAATCTAAATGGATTAGAAAAGTTCAACGTCTTGGCCTATAGTAATGGTACTACAGACGGTTTTGATCATTTCATGCTAGAAAATCACTCAAGAAGATTTAGATGTTTTAAAGGAGAGTACATGTATCATCTAGCTAGCTGGAGAAATAACTTTCCAGACTGGCGAAATATAGAAGATGAACCTTTAGCTAAAGGTGACGCAGTTATAATAAGTATGCCCTTTAGCGATACGGGAAACATACATCCTTTAACATTAGAAGTATTAAGTAAGTGTGATGCGTTACACATTCCCGTATTGATTGATAGTGCGTATTATGGCGTATCGGGAAATCTTGATTTTGATTATGACCGCGAATGTATTACTGATGTAACGTTTAGCCTTAGTAAAACATTTAGTGTAGCCAATCTACGCATAGGAATGAGGCTGCGCAAAATAGATAATGACGATGGATTATTGGTAAATATGAAAAATAACTATACTAATCGATTAGGCGCAGGAATCGCATCAAAGTTGTTGAGTAAGTATAACGCAGATTATAACTACTCTACCTATAGAAAAAAGCAACTAGATTTTTGCGATATCTTGAAAGTACAACCTAGCGAGAATACAGTGATATTTGGTTTAAGTAAAGACGGCTATAAAGAATATAACAGGGGCGGTTCTAGCAATAGGATATGTTTTTCACGATATCTCAACACAGGTATATTACCTGAATGAAAAAAATATTAGTATTAGGAGCCGGAGGATTCATAGGCAATGCTCTAGTAGATCGTCTTATAAAACAAGGACACTATGTTCGTGGGGTAGATTTAAAACATCCTGCTTTTAACATAAGCTCTGCAATAGAGTTCTTGTTGATGGATATTAGAAATGTTGATAATATGAAACTAGCTATCAATATAGATGGTGATAGCTTTGATGAGATATATCACTTAGCTGCTGATATGGGAGGTGCCGACTATATTTTTATAGGCAATCATGATGCTGACATTATATCTAATAACATCACTATGACTGTAAATCTATTGTCAGAGCAAACCAAATTAAATCAAATATTAGGTAAAAATAAAACTAAGATATTTTATAGCAGTAGTGCATGTGTGTATCCGCAGTACAATCAGAACGATCCAGATAATCCAGACTGCAAAGAAGACACAGTTTACCCAGCCAATCCAGACAGTGACTATGGGTTTGAAAAACTTTTTAGTGAAAGGCTATTTAAAGCATATGCTAGGAACTATGGTATACCTGTACGTATAGCACGTTACCATAATGTATATGGCCCTCTAAGTGTATATGATGGTGGAAAAGAAAAAGCTCCTGCTGCACTGTGTAGAAAAGTGTTGCAATCTCAATCTGATATATTGATATATGGTGATGGAAAACAGACAAGAAGTTTTTTATATATAGATGATGCGTTAGATGCTACATTGTTACTGATGGATAGTGATTACGAAGATGCAGTTAACATAGGTAGCGAGGAGATGATTAGCATCAACGACTTTGTAGACATGATAATGTCTATCGAAGATAAGTCATTAAACAAAATCCATAATCTACAAGGTCCTACTGGTGTTAGAGGAAGGACTAGTAATAACGATTTGATAAAAAAGATATTACAATGGGTACCCAAAATAACATTGAAAGCGGGCGTCACGAATACCTATAGGTTCATCAAAAAACATATAGAGGCTTGACACTATATATAGTTTCGTGTAATCTATATATTGTATTAACAAAGGAGAGATATATGAACTTGAAGTTGAAAGCTGCCGGTGAAGTTGCCGGTGTTAGTGCGTTGATTTTTAGTTTTATTAGTTTGGTAAGTTTTGTTACTAAGGAGTATGCAGCCCTGATTTTGGGCTTTGGTATGATTTTCTATCTTATTTACCTCGTTTATTCTATCAGACTTGGACAGCTTGAGGACCAACAAAGGGACCTCGAATCGGTAGAAAACATCGTCAGTTTGCGTAATAAAATCAGTGATTTGGAACAGAAATCCCTTAAGTAATCGTAAGTTGTTGATTTGTCAAGCCTTTTAGTTATGCTAAGAGGCTTGACCTTTATCCAGTCTGGGTTCATAATATACATATAGTTGATTAACGGAGTTTAACTATGTCTACAGTTCTTGTTCGTAATGGGTCTTATCGCGGCATTCCCGTGATTAATACTCAGTTTAAGCTGGTCAAGGGTTTTCACACTGGCAAGAAGGGAAACTACATTACTGTGCGTAATGAAGGTATCTTCCCAATCGCTATTGATAATGTCAAGATCAAGGTCGAGGATCAGCATGACTTTGAGTTTGTGGGTAGTGACGCACCTGCAAACGTCAGTCAGTTTGTCCCCAGTGCCCCTGTCGTTCAGGAGACTGATGACGAGGCTATGAATCGTATCGCAACCCGCTTTGCAATTCTTGATGAAATGTCTAAGGCAACTACTAACGGCGGCATTCGTGCTATGATCGTTAGTGGTCCCCCGGGCGTCGGTAAGTCGTTCGGTGTTGAGCAGCAGTTGGAGAAGGCTTCAATGTTTGATCGTCTTGCTGGCAAGACTCTCAAGTATGAGGTCATCAAGGGTGCAATGACAGCACTTGGTCTCTATGCTACATTGTTCAAGCATAGCGATAAAAATCACGTACTGGTGTTCGACGATTGCGATAGCATTCTCATGGATGACTTGTCGTTGAACATTCTCAAGGCTGCACTTGATAGTGGCAAGCGTCGGCGTATTTACTGGAACAGTGACAGCAGCATGTTGCGTCGAGAGGGTATTCCCGATGCATTCGACTTCAATGGCTCGGTGATCTTTATTTCAAACATCAAGTTTGATCACCTTAAGTCTAAGAAGTTGCAGGATCACTTGGAAGCACTTCAGTCGCGCTGTCACTTTCTTGATCTGACGATTGACACCGACCGTGACAAGTTGTTGCGTATCAAGCAGGTGCATCGTGATGCTGATGGTGGTTTGTTCCGTGACTATCACTTTGAAACGGACGAAAGTGATCAGGTGTTGCAGTTCATGTGGGACAACAAATCGAAGTTGCGTGAGTTAAGTATGCGCATGGCTCTCAAGATTGCAGATTTGGTAAAGATTAGTCCTACTAACTGGCGTGCGCTTGCTGAGAATACTGTTATGAAGCGGGCTTGATACTCCGTTACCCCGCTCAAGGAAAGAGGGCCGAAAGGCCCTCAATCCTTTTTATTTGATTTAAAAGAATAAGATGCTATAATATCTATATGCAGAAACGAGAACACGTTATCCATTTCATGTTGCAGGGGCATGTACACCTGAGCAAAAAAGATTATGGATTTTTTCACAATTTACAAAGATTGGTACATGATCGCGGCATAGTTACTACTAATCAAAGTAACTTATTTGAAAAGTTACTTAAGAAATATTCTCGGCAACTTATCAAGTTAGAAAAATCTCCGGATGAACTATTAAACTTACAATGGAATAGTACTGTTGTTCGTAGTAGTGAAGAGTATACTGGAGCTAGGGTTAGTATTAATGGTAACAGCATCATACTTAAATGCCCCTTTAATACAAAGTTTGTAAAAGTTTTTAAAAACATTAAAGACAATACCTTTTTATGGGATAAAGTAAAAAAAGGTTATGAATCAGAGTTTTCTACTAATGCACTTAAGATAGTTTACGATACACTTCCTAAGTATTTCGATGATGTTTCTTATGACGATGCTATCACTAAAAAGTTAGATGAGATTTTAGAGTTTAAAAATCATACTTTTGCACCTACTCTAAAAAACATAAATGGGAATCTTGTAGTGGTAGCCTGCAATCAAACTCTTAGCGATCTATTGTCAGGTATAGTTATTGAAAAAACAGCACCTTGTTTTTTTAAGATGAGTCAGTTAGGTATAAACGTAGATCCGGATCTTTTGACTGATGAAAGTCTTAAGTTTGCTTCGTCAAATATTTATGAAATGGACTTGTATGACATCGACAAGTTAGGTGAGTTGTGTCAAAATGTTGGAGTAAAACATGTTGTCTGGGCATATAGAGCAAGTTTCTCACAAAATATAAATCTAAAATCTATCATGCATAAGCTTGAGAGATATGGGGTCGAAAGCATTATAGGTGCAAATCGTCTTGGTATACCGGACGAAAAGGTAAACGAATGGTTAGAGCATGAAGATACAATCTTTATTCAATATCATTCTTCTAACTATATCAAAAATAAGTTTGTTGCTTATAGTAAATACGTAGTGCTAAAAAATTCAACAGTGATACACGTTAAATGAATGTAAGAAACATTCCTTGCAGCAAATGTGGTAAAGATTTTCATTGTCAAAGAGACCAAGAAGTTTGTTGGTGCCATGCCTGGTATATACCTAAACAAGTAGCTACGGATATTCATACAATGTACGAAGATTGCCTTTGTGCAGATTGTTTAAAAGATATATTAAATGAGAGAAGCAAAAATAATAATCAAAGATGAAGTCAACTGCAAGATAGAAGGTCTTGAGTTAGACTGCCGTAAGGCATTGATGAAGAAGTTCGAACATGAAGTTCCGGGCGCACGTTATCTGCCTGCGGTTCGTCTAGGTCGCTGGAACGGTAAGGTTAGTTACTGTAGTCTAGCGGGTAGCACATATATCAATCTGATCCCTGATATCGTACCCATATTACAAGAGTATGACTATGATATCGATCTTGTAGACCTACGTGAGTATCAAACGTCATACAGTTTTGATGAAATAAAAGAAGATAGTTTTAATGATAAAGTTTGGCCTAAAGGTCACACTCAAGAAGGTCAATCGATCACCCTACGAGATTATCAGGTAGAGATCATCAATAACTTTTTGAAGAACCCGCAATGCATTCAAGAAGTAGCGACGGGCGCGGGCAAGACTATCATGACTGCGGCTCTTAGTAAGAGCGTAGAGCAATATGGTCGAAGCATAGTCATCGTTCCAAACAAAAGTCTTGTTGTACAGACAGAAGCAGACTATATCAATCTTGGTTTAGATGTTGGTGTATATTTTGGTGATAGAAAAGAATACAATAAACAGCATACTATCTGTACTTGGCAGAGCCTCAATAACTTATTGAAGAATACTAAGGCAGGTGAAGCAGAGGTAAACATCAAAGAGTTCATCGAGGATGTTGTATGTGTCATGGTTGACGAAGTGCATATGGCTAAAGCAGATGCGCTTAAAGCATTATTGACCGGCCCGTTCAGCCAGATACCCATACGCTGGGGATTGACCGGTACTATACCCAAAGCAGCGTATGAACAAGTCAGTCTGCTTGTCAGTCTAGGGCCTGTTATCGGTAAACTCAGCGCAGCAGAACTACAAGAGAAAGGTGTGCTAGCACAGTGTCATGTCAACATCGTGCAGTTAAAAGATGGGGTAGAGTTCACAAACTATCAAAGTGAACTGAAACATCTATTAGAAGATGAGAAACGATTAGATAAGATCGCACAGCTAGTGGACAAAATCAAAGACAGCGGTAACACATTAGTTCTTGTTGATCGTGTTAATGCAGGACGCGAGTTACAATCACGCATCACGGATAGCGTATTCATATCAGGTGAGACTAAACTAACAGAACGCAAGGAAGAGTATGACGAAGTTAAGACTAGCGATACTAAAGTTATTGTTGCCACTTATGGAGTTGCTGCTGTGGGTATTAATATCCCTCGCATTTTCAATCTTGTTCTTATTGAGCCCGGCAAGTCATTTATCAGAGTTATCCAATCGATTGGACGCGGTATTAGAAAAGCGGAAGACAAAGATAACGTAGAGATTTGGGATATCACTAGTGATTGTAAGTTTGCCAAACGTCACTTGACTCAACGCAAGGCATATTACAAAGAAGCAAAGTATCCATTTACACTTGAGAAACTTGACTATTAAAATTTTATGTAGTAAAATAACAACATGCGTATACTAACATTAGATAACAAATACTATAACCTAGAAACCCTGCCTGAAGAAATAGATGATTTACGATTTGCTATATTAGACAATAGCAACCCGCAAAGCGTAGACTATCATTATATACCCTTGATTTTTCTTGAAAGTTTTAACGCTGCTGCTTTAGTACTTAAGGTGGGTAATAAAACTATAAAGATGCCATTAGACTGGCAGATATTAATAGGTGAAAAGGATCACGGGGACCTTGAAACATTACCATTGAGTAGTTTAAATGATAGGGGATTTAGCGCATTTGAGTTTAATCCATTAAGCGCATTCAGTCCTACATTTATTCCTATAGAAATCGTAGATATTTACCACGATGTAACTTGGTATGCCCCTAGATTACGTAACGGTCAGTTCTTGTGCGTACCTATAGATGATGGTGAGAAGCCACGTTGCATCTATTTCGTAAAAGAGATCAGTCGCAACTGTGAGATCGTTGACTATAATCAGGTGTTTTGATGAAATATGGTGTAAAGATATATTGGCCGGACGGTGAGTTTTTATGGGTCACACAGGGCGATAGTAAGTTCCATCTAGCTCCTTTATTGTTTGATAGTAAAGAAGAAGCGGAAAAATATGCCTTGAGTGTTTGGGGAGAAAGTGCTAAAGTAGATATATATGGCGAAAGCAAAAACTCCGACTGAAGAAAAATTTGACAAACAAGACTTTGACTTGTTTGACGCCTTGAAGGCTATAGATAAGAAAGATTATTCTTACTTTGATACTCTCACGGTTGAACAACAAAAGAAGTTCAGCCCCTATATGCTATTGCAGTGGATGGTAAATGTAAAAAGCAATAGTCAGATTCAAGATTATTATCTGCGAAGCGTAGAGTACCACGCAAACAAGTACATGCTTGATTACATGATTGCTAGCAACAGCCATAAGCATTCAAAGCTTCAATGGCTTATGCTGTGTGCTGCCAGCCCGGGCATTGGTTCGCAGTTCAGGCAATGGATACCTAGCATAAGTCCGCAAGTAAGTAAACTACGTGTAAGTCCTAAAGAAAAAGATATAAAAGAATACTATAAAAAGATATATCCTAACACTGACAACGATACTCTTGATCAGATATCAAAGTTGTTTATAGTATCGCATAAAAAGAAAATGTATCTAGCACAGCAGTATCCGTCTATGAAGGTAGAAGATATAGAAATTCTCGCTGAACTTGTAAGCGACTCGGATATAGAACAATATGATCGCCAGCTCGGTAACTGATTACAAGTGTGATTTCTGTAACAGGAGTTTCGTAAAAGAAACTACTATGTTAAAGCATCTATGCGAGAACAAGCGCAGATGGCAGGATAAAGATAAACGAGGTAATCAGATAGGGTTTCAAAGCTGGTTGAGATTCTATGCTAAAAATACTGCTAGCAAAAAGAAAAAGACCTATGAAGATTTTGTAAAATCAGCATATTACATAGCGTTTGTTCGTTTCGGTAACTATTGTTTAGACGCTAATGTCCTCAATGTAGATAGATACGCTGATTGGTTACTGAAAGAGAAAATAAGCGTAGACAATTGGAACAAAGATAGCAACTACACTAAGTTTATCATAGATTATTGCAAAGTAGAAGATCCACTAGATGCTATAGCACGTAGCATAGAAACAACTATCAAGCTTGCAGAGTCCGATAGATTACAAACAAAAGATGTTTTTAGATATGGTAATAAAAATAAGATTTGTTTTGAGATCACTAAGGGCAAGATAAGTCCGTGGATGTTATATCAAAGCGAGAGCGGTCAGAGATTCCTTGAAGCATTAGATGTGACCCAGCAAAAGATGGTGCTTGAGTACATCAATCCAGAACAATGGGCTATCAAGTTTAAAAGACAAAATAATATCATAGGTCAAGTCAAAGAACTGTTGCACGAAGGCGGCTATTGATGAACGAGCCTATATTTTGTGCATTAGCCTTTAACTCTATATCTTGGAGTAGTGACGGTAAAGCTAGTCCATGCTGTGGTGTGCGTAACTGGACACCCCCTGATGTAAATGAGGATATGCCCCTCATAGATAGAGCAAATCAAAATGCTATAGTAGATTTACGTAAAGCTTTAAGCTCGGGGATCTATCCTGAAGTGTGTAAGCTTTGCGAAGAACAAGATATAGACTCGCGTCCTTCTATGAGAACAATATGGAACAATGCATATAATAAAACTCTGCGAGAAATAAAACTTGATAGTGTGGTTCATAGTGATGACATCGTTTCTATGAATATCAACATAGGTAACAAGTGCAATAGTATATGCATGGCCTGTGGTTTTATCAATAGTGATCTTTGGTTAGATGAGTATCTTTATATTTTCGGTCAACCATATGGAATTCCAAAGATGCCTAAGCAGCTTATGAGCGATAACCTTAAGGCAGACGAGATAGTAGACAGTTTTAAAAATCTTAAGCACATAACATTCATGGGAGGAGAGCCTACTATTAGTGATAATGCTACTTACATGCTGAAAAGATATGTGCGAGAAGGACGCAGTAAGGATATAGAACTTACTTACACTACTAACTTGACCGGGATTACTGACGAGTTGTTGGATCTATGGTCTAACTTTAAGAATATAGGATTGAATGTTAGCATAGACGGTTATGGAAAAGTAAACGAATATATAAGATATCCATTTAGTTGGGAAAAAATAGATAGGAATCTTGATGAGTGCTTGACTCAAGTAGGAAATAAAAAAATGGGTATAGGATTGGGCATAACAGCAAGCCTTTTTAATAGCAATAACACTCATGAACTATTTGAATACTGGTACGACAAGACTAAAAATATAGGAACATCATGCGGTGTTATGATCAACAAGGTATTAGAACCTGATTATATGATGTTAAACTTGTTACCTATTAAATATAGGATGATAGGGGTAGAACATTTATATCATACAAAAAACAAGATATCGTTAGACACTAGATTTAAACCTATGCATGATGCTATAGATACTATGTTGAGTTATCTACAAGAATCTCATGTAATAGATAAAAAACGAATAGATAAAATAAGACATTTTATAAAAATGTCGGATAAGTATAGAAAAAGAGATATAAGAAGTTTCTTACCTGAACTGTATTATGAGTTGTACAAATGAACTTAAAAGATGAATTGACAGAAGGAAAAGGTTACCATATATACGAAAAGTTCGTGCCCGGTATACTTATTAGCGATATAAAATCTTTATTGAAGGACCTACATCCTGTACGAGCTAGCAGTAGCAAAAAAGTATATGCAGAGCGCGAAGAGATCAGCAAACTCACAGACATCAGTGTGTGGTGGAGTCAAACTGTTGAAAAATATAAAGCAGTAGAAAAGATCAAGCAACTAGTAGATCCACTTATTAAGCATAGTTTTTCAAATCTAGATTTTTATGCCAGTGACATAGTTACTATCAATAAAGGCAGCAACTGGGTAAGTCCGCATGTTGATACCCCTCATAGGTTTAGTAAATGGAACTATGATAAAAGATTATTGGGAATACAATGCATAATCAGTTTAAACAATATAGATAAAAACAGTGCTAGCACCGGACTCGTTCCATTTAGTCAAAAAAGAGATTTTGAGATCATGAAATGTTATACAGGTAGTTATGATCGCTGGTTTTTAGAGAACTGTAAGCAGCATGACATGCCCAAAGGTAGCTTGTTAATGTATAACTGCAGGGTCTTACATAGCAGCATGCCAAATCCTACAAATAGTGATCGCCCTGCATTGTTGATAAACTACTTAGACAAGAGTATAATGAAAGAAGTAGAGAACGTTGATAATGTATGGACTAGTAATGGTAAACGTCCCTAAAGATTTTCAAGACTTTGAAGATGATGATTCTAAACTGACAAGAAGACTATCACGCTGGAAGTATTGGAATAATCTAAAAAGGCTAATGAATGAGTTTACTAAAGAGACCGGTTCAAAAGATCATCATGAATACATTGTATGGTTAGAAAACAAATATGGATTCAGACCTATTGAAACAAACGACGGCATGATGACAGATGACCTAGACATAGTTGATGAGAAGAAATACTTAATCTACATACTTAAATATGGCTAATGATATAATGATCGATATAGAGAGTTTAGATACAAGTCCTTATTGTGTCATACTCACTATTGGCATCGTTAGATTTGACCCATATTCAGAAGGGGTCATAGAGAGATTGACCCTCCGCCCAACTATAGAAGATCAAACTGAGAAATATGGTAGAATCATCAATGATGATACCTTACGTTGGTGGAGTGAGCAGAGTCCCGAAGCGTTAGAAGAAGCTATGGGCGATGATGACAGGATGTCATTTGTAGATTGCATGGAAGTATTGTATAAATATGGATGGAACCGTAGAGCCGTATGGAGTCATGGAGCCCCGTTCGACGTTGTAGCCTGTGAGACAGCTATGCGTCAAACATTGACTGATAGACCTAATCCTATACCTTGGCCATTTTATACTGTGCGTGATACTAGGACATTATTTGAGATAGCAAAAGTTAACTTAAGAGATGGAGGACATGTCACAAGTCATAGAGCGGTAGACGATGCTGAGAGGCAGGCTATTTTAGTACAGCAAGCATATAAAAAACTTGGAATGAAAAGATGAGGAAACATATTCTACCCTATCGCTCAAACAAAGTTTCAGAGATAGTAACGTGGTTAAGTGAGAATATACAAATAGATTTTCATAATAACGGTTTGAAATATAATAGCAGTAGCGTTAGTCAGTTTGTAGAATGGCGCAGTAGAGATTGTGAAAGTTGGATACTCAGAGTAGTTGGTAATCCTCCTAGAATATATGTTGAGATCAAAGATGAAGAATATGAAGTTTTATTTTTATTGAGGTGGGGATAATGATTGGTTTATTTGGTGATAGTTACGCAGATATAAGTCCTACTAAGATGACAGATGAAGCCAATGGTATATTACCCTGGCCTGCCCATCTGGCAAATCTTACAGGCGAAAAAGTTATAACGCACGGTAAGACAGCGACTAGCACGTATTGGTCTTACAAGATGTTCATAAAATATCATAATGCTTATGATAAAATAGTTTTCGTTTTCAGCGAATACAATCGCTGGCACACTTTAAAGGATCAATATGAAAGATTAGCATATCTTGTAGATAATGATAGGCTTGAGCTTTTAGATCCTCAGTTTAGAGAAGCCGGCGAAGCCTTGATGAAAGTAAAACCATTCATCTTTGATGAAGAGTTTAATAGATTCATATATCAGAGCATATTTGATAAGGTCAATAGGATATGCAGACAAAAAGCTAAACCTATCATTAATATTTTGCCGTTCGAACTTAACTTTAAAGACACAGAGTTGCCCATTGATATAAGCGAAGCTGCTGGACCTTGTTTGACCAGCTTATTAGAAGTATCATTAACCGAAGCAGCAAGATCGCCGTTTCTAGATAATCATATACGAACTATGCCAGATCATAGGCATAATCATCTCAATAGTTATAATACAAAAGTCATGGCTAATATAGTCATGGACAGTTTCTTCACAAACGAAAAGTTGATTAAACTTGCAAAAGATCCTAGATTCCAGTATGATGACGCATATATACAACATATTATAAAATATCTAGAAAACGTATGATAGGCATTTACGGCGACAGTTTTGCTGATACTAATCCAAGAGAGCTCCACGACAGAGAGAAAGAGATATGGCCCTGGGCTTATTGGCTCGGAGAGAGTTGCAAAGATAAAATAGAGTGCCATGCGGTTTCTGCGACTTCTTTATGGTTTAGTTTTACTAAGTTCTTGAATACCTATAGAAACTATGATAAGATAGTATTTTGCTATACTAACTATATGCGCTGGAACACATTGGCAGACGAATACATAAGTTTAAGCCATGTAAGAGATCCAAACGATGTACCCTATCTGATGCCTAACTTTCAAGAAACTGGAAGTTTTTTGGTAGAAGCATATCCTATACTATACAGAGATGATTTAAATAGATTCATATATCAACATGTGTTTAACGAAGTAAATCGTTTATGTAAAAAATACAAGATAAAACTTGTAAATCTATTACCATTTGAAAATAGTACCTTTTACTTTCCTAAAGGTATAGGACAAATGATAGATTTCAGTTTAAATACTGGTCCCTGTCTTACCGGATTAATGGAAGTTAGTACTAAAGAAATAAATGACAGCGAAAGGCTTTTAACAAGACTTAAACATAAAAATGATTTAAGGCATTGTCACATAAACTCATATAATAACCGTATACTTTCAAGCATCATATTTGAAAATATGCATACAACTAATATAAAAAATGTAAGTTTAGATTCAAGATTTAAGTTTGATGAGCGTTTTTTAGTTCACGCATTTGATAACGATGATTAAAAGTGATATCGATATTGATCTAGGAGATAGGGATAAACTCCTAGCACACATAAAACATACTCCTGCTGCCATACGCAAGGATAATGTCAAAAAGCACCCTACAGGTGTTTATACAACAGAAATACCTTATGATCCAATAAATGAAGTATCTGCATTAGATTATGCAGTTGCCGAAAATAGAGGATATTTCAAACTAGATATATTAAACGTGCATCTTTACAATCAGATCAAAGATGAAAATCATTTGATTGAGATGATGAAAGAACCAGATTGGAACATGCTTAGGGATAGGACTGTAGTTGAAAAACTCATACATATAGGTAATCATTATTCAACATTGATGAAGATGCCTGAACCGATCAACAGCATACCTAGGCTAGCAATGTTTCTAGCACTCATACGTCCGGGTAAAAAGCATTTACTAGGATTGCCGTGGAGTGAAGTAACTAAATCTATATGGCAAAAAGAAGAAGGAACATATAGTTTTAAAAAATCTCACGCTATAGCTTATGCTCAACTAGTAGTAGTAAACATGAACTTGATAAAATATGGAACTTGACTTACTAAAAGAAACTGATCCGTTACTAAGAAAATTTAGCGATCCTTGGGATTTCGCTACTGACGGTGATCCTACAGAACTCGTCAAACATATGACTAAGATCATGTTTGAAAATAACGGTATAGGATTAGCAGCTCCGCAAGTAGGTGTCATGAAAAGATTGTTCATCATGGGCAATACTGACAAACTATTTGTTTGCATCAATCCTACACTAATATCCGGTGGGGAATCTTATCGTGACTTGGAAGGTTGTCTAAGTTTTCCTAACTTATGGTTACAAGTTAGCAGATATAAAGAGATACTAGCATACTATCAAGATATACAGGGTAATGTTATCGAAACTAAACTAGATGGACTTATAGCAAGAGTATATCAACATGAGCTAGATCACTTAGACGGGGTCTGTTTTGATACTAGGGTAGGGCCAGTGACATTAGACCTTGCAAAACGTAAACGTAAACGTAAATCAAGGTAAACGTTTTACAAGGGTAATACTACGGCGCTTAGTCCTGCGCTTATTTAGATCGCCTAAGCTAACTACTGGACCATGTAATATAACCAAGCTCTTATTATTAAATGTACGAATATAGGGTTTGAATGGGTTCCATTCTTCTTTAAGGAATAGATTTATGGGTGTCAATCTATTGCTTTCCCACCACCATATATCTCCTAGCTCTAGGAACTTTTCTTTAATCTTCATATCGACGATAGAACCATAGTCATATATGGTCGTATATTGATCGTCCCTATTCTGCATAATTCCTACATAATCCTGGCTGGCGTAGGATACCACGGTTATAAATGGGTGATTTTCGCTTAGTTTTTTGAAAAAGTCTTTGCTGATCATCGTAATAAATCTATATTATTTACTCAAGATCGCCCGATTTTATTTTTAAATTTCCAAAGAATAAATATCTTATAGGGAGCGACATTTGTGACTGTAACTAACGTAGGGTATTCAACAGCAGTATTACTATATACACAGCGTCAGATCGTCGTCCTACTATCTGGAAACAGTCCGAGGGCCTTTATGCCAGTATATGCTAAAACACTCATGCTACACAAAGGGGTAGACAACAAGATACAGTTTCAGTTTTTAAATCAAGAACAGAAACCAGTTGATATAACAGGTAAAGAAATAACTTGCCGCATAATCAACTATAACGGTAAAGAAGTATTGATTAAAAAGGCATTGAACTTAGAACTTCCTGCAACTGGTATAGCATATCTACAACTTAATGCAGCAGAGATTGAAGATATTCCTGCGCAAAAGTGTCACTACAGCCTAGAGATTCCTGTAGGAGAGTTTGATTACCCAGTATTCGTAGATCCTGCTGCAGGCGCCCGAGGTGATATAAACATAGTCAACAGCGTGTTACCAAGCTTTGTCCCAAGCGAGATAGTCACCATACCTACTGGGCAACCTTTTCCTAACTTAGACAGCAATAACAGCATCAACAATGTATTACCTAACGCTAATACATATTATAGTTCTGTTATCAATACTGAAGACAATCCTATATTAACCATACAAGCTCATCTACATGAGTTTAATGGAGAAGTTTCTATAGAAGGAACTTTTAGTAGCTCATTATCAGATTGGTATCCTATCACTACAGAGGAATATCTTGAGACAACTGAGACAGTTGGATATACAATAAAAGGTTATCATCCATTTGTAAGAATGGTTTTCACAAGTAATACAGGCATAGTAACAAATATTTTGGCAAGGTAAAATACCAATATTCTTTGTTTTTACGCAACACTTTGCTATACTTAGTAAGTGTTTGATATACTTCAAATAGTTCCTGGCAAGAAAAAAACAACGCAGAGCGGTTGGCATAGCTTCAACGCAGTCTGTTGCCATTATAATGGACATAAGGCTGACCGTAGGGGAAGAGGCGGTATAAAGTTTGATGGAGACAACTGGAGCTATCATTGTTTCAACTGTGGTTTTAAATGCACGTTTACTTTAGGTCGCAGCCTAACAAAGAATACACGAACTTTATTGTCATATTGTGGAATGGACAAAGATGACATCAATAAGTTTAGTCTTGAAAGTTTACAACATAAAGACTTGCTTGATTTTACAAAGGTAAAAAAAGAAAAAAAGAAAATCAAGTTTAAAGAAATGCATTTGCCTGAAGCTGAACTTATAGATATTCAAAATAAAAGGCACGAAGTTTATGTTTCTTATCTGCGTAAACGCAAAATAAAACTAGACTATCCTTTTATGTGTACTCCAAATGCTGAGGGGCGTCAATCAAATCGAATCATCATACCCTACACATATGAAAACAAAATAGTGGGTCACACTAGTAGGTACTTAGATGATCGCACGCCTAAGTTTATTAACGAACAACAACAGGGTTATGTATTCGGATACGATTTACAAAGACCTGAATGGAATGTTTGTATAGTAGTAGAAGGCATATTTGATGCACTGAGCATAGACGGTATAGCACTAACACATAATACAATCAGCGATTCACAGGCTGATATATTAAAATCGCTTAATAAAAAGATTATAGTAGTGCCCGATCAAGATAAAACTGGACTAGAAGTATGTGATAAAGCATTGAGCATGGGCTTTCATATCAGCATACCTGATTGGGACCACGATATAAAAGACGTTAATGACGCTGTAGTAAAATACGGCAAACTTGCAACGTTGCTAAGTATTTTACAATCAGCAACCAATAGCAAGATCAAAATAGAGATTAAGAGGAAGCAACTTGATAAAAGACTATAACAATGAAGTACAAAGTTTATTCTTGCGTATGATGGTTACTAACGCTGAGTTATATACTCGCGTAATGAATATTATGAATAGTGAAAACTTTGACAGGCAGCTGAGACCTGTCGCAGCATTCATAATGGAACATACTAAGAAATATAATGTCATGCCGGATCCGGTACAGATAAAATCTGTAACTGGCTTGACTATAGACAGATTAGAAGAACTAGATGAAGGGCACTATGATTGGTTCTTAGAAGAGTTTGAATCCTTCACTAAACGACAAGAACTTGAGAGGGCTATTCTTAAGAGCGCAGACTTACTTGAGAAGGGCGAATATGATCCTGTAGAGAAACTGATCAAAGATGCGGTTCAGATTTCTCTACAGCGTGATATGGGCACAGATTACTTTGCTGATCCTAGAGCTAGGTTGAATGCACTAAAATCAAGCAATGGGCAGAACAGCACAGGCTGGGCTGCATTGGATCATAAACTATATGGTGGTTTCAATCGAGGTGAGCTACAGATATTTGCAGGTGGCAGTGGTAGTGGTAAGAGTTTGTTCATGCAGAATCTAGCAGTCAACTGGGTGCAGAATGGAATGAGCGGCGTGTATGTCACTCTTGAGTTGAGCGAAGGTCTATGTAGTATGCGCATCGATAGCATGATGACTGATACTAGCACTAAAGAGATTTTCAAAGACCTTGATAATGTTGAGATGAAGGTCAAGATGGTATCCAAAAAAGCCGGCAGCCTACGAATAAAATATATGCCCGCACAAAGCACAGTTAACGATCTAAGAGCATATGTTAAAGAACTACAGATACAGACAGGAATGCGCGTAGATTTCTTATGCGTAGACTATCTGGATCTATTGATGCCAGTAAGCGCAAAGGTCAGCCCTAGCGATCTGTTCGTCAAGGACAAATATGTATCAGAAGAACTACGTAACCTCGCTAAGGAACTGAATGTATTGTTTGTCACAGCAAGTCAGTTGAATCGTGCGGCTGTAGAAGAGATTGAATTTGATCATAGTCATATCAGTGGTGGTATCAGTAAGATCAATACTGCAGATAATGTTTTCGGTATCTTTACAAGCCGTAGTATGCGTGAGCGCGGGCAATATCAGATACAGTTGATGAAAACACGAAGCAGTTCGGGCGTGGGTCAAAAGGTAGAACTTGCGTTTGATGTAGAAACTCTGCGCATCACTGATATTGAAGGGACGGAAAATAGTTATAAATCCCAACCTACAGGATCTGAGTTACTAAATCAAATCAAAAATGTAGGCAAAATAGCAAGTTCTGACGATAATCTTGTAAATAATATAGAGTCCGAAAATAAAACAGTAAATGCAGATGTAAGCAGTGCTAAACTCAAGGCCTTGCTCAACTCATTAAAGAAGTAAACGGGCTGTTTTGCGATAAATACTAGTAGGATTATAACAATGCAAAAGCGCACAAGAAGCCTACTAGAAGAGTTAGAGGCCATAGGCAATAATCGTGACATGAACCATGTCATAGAAAGCAGGGCCAATAATATTATTACTAGTGCTATCAATCTGATAGAACTAATGAACCGCCATTATAGTCAGGATAAGGCGGAACTCCTCGAGAAAAAGCTATTGAGCGCGATCAAGGGCAAAGATCAGGCTCGCTTTAGCAAGTCTTTGAGGAAGAAGCATGAAGATCAGTGAAGTAAAACTGAATGAATATGATTGGATGAGCATATTTAGAGGGGTCAACGATTATGGCGGAGCAGCTTTAACTCGTGGATCTGGTTATACCGCTAAAGGTCGTTTAACTCAGCAAATATTCATAAAAGATTTTATGAACGGTGCAGTATCGGGTTTAGAAAGTGCGATACAAAGCGGGTTAGTGAATCCAGACAAATCTGAAGTAGCTGTAGCTCAGGCTGGAGATTTTGCTACTCCTCCTCCTAAAATGACTCAAGCCGATGTGGGGGACTTCGATCTTAAAAATAAAATAGCAGCACAAAAAGCGGCTCAGGTCCAAGCTGCTAAAGATGCTGA